ACGCGGCGCACGTCTTGCTCGCCACCGGCCGGGGCCCGCTGGTTGTAGTAGCTGCCCACGATAAACCCCGCCTCAACGCCGGTCGGCAGGAACACGCACAGCGCGCGCTCGCCCACATCCGGCCATGCCTGGTCCTTGTTTTTCAGGGTGTTGCGCACCAGCACCGGCAGGTCGTAGCTCTCCAGGTTGTCCCGATCCGGGAAGCGCACCCGGGCGGTGCCAGCCACCGGATCCACTTGGGTGATCTCGCCGATGCGGATCAGGTTCGCCACCAGCGACTCCAGCGCCGCGAGGCGCTGTTCAAAGTCAAACATTTGCACCACCACCCTTCACAGCAGAAACGTCCATCGACACGGTGTAACCGCTGGCGACCTCGTGCGTCACCTTGTCGATCATGTACTTGCCCGACAGCCCGCCGAAGCCCTCCAGCTGCACGCACGCGCCGGACCAGAGCCGGGTGTCTCCCACCAGCACCAGGGAACCGGTGGAGGCCCTGCGGTTGGCCTCATACAGCCCGGCCTTTGCCCGGCGCTCAGCTTCGGCCAGGCTGCTGGCCCGCTGCACGATCTTTTTCGTCCGCCCTTCCCGCACATCCGGGTCGGTGTAGGTGTAGGCCACCACCTGTCCGGTTTTCGGGTCGTTGTACTCGACCTTGCAGCTCTGGTACAGGTCATGGCTCTGCGCGCTCATCCGCCAGCTTTTCACCCCGGATTTGCCCAGGGTGATCGTGACGATCGGATCCTGCTCGCTCATCTTGAGCGGGTCATAGACTACCAGCTGCCGGTCGGTGACCTTGAGCGCGTAATGCTCCGCCTTGCACATGCGCTTGAGGAACGCCAGGTCGCTCTCCTCGCGCTGATCGCAGCGGTCGTACTGCGGGTCGTCCACCAGGTACGTCAGGGACAGCTGGCCGTTTTCAGCTACGTCGCCAGCGATCTCCGACAGGCGCACGTTTTCCCAGGCCCTGCTTTTCACCAGGCGCCGGATGCTGCCGCCAAGCGGGATCGATACCCCCTTGATCGTCACGGTGTTGGGCGGGCCCTGCAGGTCGATCTCGTCGATCTGGAACGTGCCACATGGCAGATCAGGCCCGGCGCCGCGCCCCGACTGTTTGATCGTGGCCGTCAGACGATCGCCCAGGACGGGCAGCCAGGGCCCCGACCACTTCCCGTGGTCGTTTTTCAGGGTGATCGAAATGTCGTCCGCCTTGCCCGGCTCATTGTCGGTGTAGGTGAACCCCAGCAGGTCAGGCGCAATGTCATGGGTGATCATCGCGCCGTTGTACTGCAGCTCGACCCATGTGCGCAGCATCATGCCCGGCGCCTCCACGGCGGCAGGTTGGTGCTGGCCACCTGCTCCGGCGTAGCGTCCGGGATGACCACCAGCACGCCGGCCGAGAAGATGGCCACATTCCGCAGCTCCCAGTTCGCGTCGATCAGATCGTCCACCAGCAGCTCGGTGCCGTAGGCCAGCAGGCTGATCACATCCCAGGTATCGCCCTGCTTGGTGGTGTAGGTCTTAGGCATAGCTCAACCGCCTTTCCCGATTCTCGTAGTCGCGCAGCTTGGCCATCAGCTCATCGGCCCCGGCAGCCACTCCGCGGCGCGCCTGATCATACACATCCGCCCCGCCGCCCTGCACGATGATCTGCGGGCTGAATTCGATGTGCAAGCCACCGCCGCCGGCATCCCCGGCCGCTCCCGCACCGGCCAGCCCGGTACTGCTGGCCGCCTGGCCAATCGTGGCGAGCGGCGCAGTCACCTCGGCCGGGTCGGCCTGGCCCATGCCTTCGCCCAGGGTGGTCATGATCGCCTGGCCGCTGGCCGTCAGCTCCGACAGCGGGCCGACCTTGGCGTCGGAGAAGGGCAGGAAGTCGCGGACCTTCCCGAGCGCACCCTTGATCGCATCGACCGGGGCCGACACGGCCGACTTGATGCCATCGGCCAGCGTGCTCAGCAGCTTGGCGCCCGACTCGAACAGACTGAAATTGCTCAGCCAGTTGGTCAGCATGTCGAATCCGCCCATGATCCAGCCCAGCGGGTGGAACATCAGAAACACGGTCTTGATGATCTCGAAGCCGCGCTGGAAGAACCCGACCACCCCGTCGATCGCCGCCGCCGCCCAAGCCTTCATCGTGTCCCAGGCCTTCCCCAGCCACGCGACTACGGTGTCCCAGTTCTTATACAGGGCGACGCCAGCGGCGATCAGGGCCGCGATCCCCGCCACCACCCAGGTGATGGGATTGGCCAGCAGCGCCGAGTTGAACAGCCACTGCGCGGCGGTCATCGCCTTGCTGATCACGATCGCGCTCTTGCTGGTGGCGGTACTGGCCGCCATGGCACCGGTGTAGAGCAGCCAAGCGGTGCGGCCGATGGCCATGGCCGCCTGCACGCTCAGCAGCGCTCCGCGCACGAACGTGAACGCATAGCCCCCGGCGATCGCCGCCACTTTGATCGCCATGAACGCAGCAGCAGCGCCGACGATGGCCGTCGTGATGCCCTTGTGCTCTTGCGCGAACTCGGCCAGCTTGAGGGCCAGCGGCGCCACAGTCGCCAGCAGGCTGTTGATCGGCGGCAGCAGCACGCCGCCGAGGGTCGTGGCGAGCGCCTTGGCGCCCTCCATCGCTTTCTTGGCCTGCTGCTGGGTGGTGCCCTGCATCGCCGCAAACTCGGATTCGAGACTCGCAGCGTAGTCGGCCCGATCACCGACCAGCTTGAAGGCGCCCGACAGGGTGTCCAGGTTCGCCACCAGCGGCGCGATGCCGCCGATCGACTCGCTGCCGAACAGCTGGGTCATCACCGCCGTTTGCTCGTGCGCATCCAGCTCGCGGATGCTGCGCAGCACGGACATGATCGCCAGCTCCGGCGCCTCCTGCATGTCCTTGGCCAGCTGCTCCGGGTTATCGAAGCCCAGCATGGCGAGCGCCGCCTTTTGCGTGTTCGTCGCGCTGCCGCCCTTGGTCAGGGCCATGATAAAGTTTTTCGATGCCGTGGCCGCCACTTCCGAGGCCGCACCACCGGAGAGCATGGCCGCAGCCAGGGCGGCGCCCTGGGAATCGGACAGGCCGGCGCTCTTGAACACCGCACCCTGCCGCTGCAGCACGTCGCCAATGTCCAGCGCCGTGGCGTTCATGTTGTTCGCCAGATGATTGGCTGCGGCCGCCAGCTCGGTAGCCTGATCCATCGTCAGACCCATGGAGCTGCGCCAGGCCTTGAGCATTTCGCCCGCCTGGTCGCCGGTGGTGTCGAAGGCGACGCCCATCTTGGCGGAAACCTCGGCGAACTTCGCCCACTCCTCCCGGGCAAAGCCGGCCTGCGCAGCGGCCGTGTAGGCCCCGATGATGCCCTCGCGCGCCACACCGGTGGACACGGCCAGCGCCGTCGCTTCCTTGCCGATGGCGGCCAGCTCCTCGGGCGTGGCGTTGGCTACCTTGTTGAGCTCGGCCAGCGACTGCTCCCAGTCGGCGGCCAGCTTGATCGGCGTGCCGAGTGAAGCAGCCAGGCCCACGGCATCCAGCATCTGGCCGCGGTAGTTGTCTCGCGCGGCCTTGTTCGCCTGCTGGGCGGCGGTGATTTTCTGCAGGCGCTCCTGCGCGGCCCCGGCCTTTTTGGCCGCGGCGGCCAGCTGCTCTTGGCGGCGCACCAGATCGGCGGTGCTGCTGTCGGCCAGATCCAGCTTCGCGGACAGCTGGGTCAGCTCGTCACGCTCGCGCTCGAGGCTCCTTTCCGCCTGGTCTGCGGCCTTGCTGGCCTTGTTGAACTCGGCGGCCATTTTCTTGGTCGGCACGCCGACGGCCGCGATCTCGGCGGCCAGCTGCTCGGCGTTGGCCTTGGCCGACGCATAAGCGGCGGAGCTGCGTTCAACGGCGCCGCGCAGTTCGACGATCCGGTCGACCGCCGCCCGCTGGCCGCTGAGCGCAGCCATCTGCTGGTTGATCGTGTCCAGCGCGCCGGCGGCGGATCCCATGACCTTGGCGAAATTGCCGGCCATCTGCGCCGCCAGCTGGAAGTTCACCTCATACGTTTTGGCCACGGATCACCGCCCCTTTGCTTCATTTCGGCCGCTTCTTTTCGAGCGCCTGAATGTCCTCCAGCCACTCGTTCAGCTCGGCCAGCGGCATACCGAGCCAGTAGGTCACCGGCGTATATGTCCGCGACCTGGACAGCGCCAGGGCGGCGGTTCGCACCGCGCGCACTGGGTTCGCCGTTCGCAGGCCTATGCGTTCAAAAAATTGCTCACCGCCTGGGTGATCTTGTTGAACTCGCGCGCCGGCAGCGCATGGAAGAACTCGACCGGCAGCTTCGCGGCGGTCGCGGCCACCTCGGCGCAGAAGTCCATATCCGTGCTGGGCAGCGGCGAGAAGTGGCCGGCAGCGGCCCAGCGGCGCTTGACATTACTCAGGTCCTGGCCGGTCAGGCCGTCCAGATCCAGCTCGATCTCGGGGTATTCCTGGCCCTCGAAGTGAATCGGGGCGCTGAATTTGTGCTTCGTCATGACGGGTACTCTCCTGTTTGGGTTAGTGGGGTGGCCCGGGCATTTACATGCCCAGGTCCTTGCGCACGGGCGCCAGGTGGTCGACGCCGTTCACCTTGAACACGAAATTGTATTTGTCGATTTCGAGGCGTTCCACCCCGCCGACAAACACCTTCATGTAGGTGACCTCGAACTCGTTGGACGAGTCCATGGCGGCGGCCGCTTCCAGGCTGCCCAGGCCGATGCGCTTCGGGGTGCACTTGGTCACCACACGGACGGGCATCGTCTTGAGCACGCCATTACCGGCGTCGTTCACCTGGATCGAGCCGCGGAACTCCAGGTGATGGGACTGCGGCGCGGCCAGACTGGTGCCATCCCCGGTCAGGGTGCGCCAGTTCAGCGTCAGGCCCATGCTGCTAAAGTGGCCCAGGGTCGGGCTGTCGATCTCGCCGGCGATGCCTGCACCGGTCACGGTGTCGGTCATCGACTCGATATCCGGCAGCTCCACGGTGGCCACGCCCAGCGGCGTGACCCCGTCCTTGTAGACCTTGTAATTGATCAGCCTTTCGGGAATCTGGTTGCTCATTCGCTCACGCTCCTATTAGCCGAAAAGGCCCTCGAGATAGGCGGGATCATACTCCAGAATGAAGTCGATCTCGCGGTTGGGACTCGGCGGGGTGATATACACATGGAATCGGGCAATCCCGTCCATCAGGTCGGTGATCGGGTTCTCCGACTCCAGGAACTCCACCCGGCCGCCCAGGATGAACTGACGCGCGGCCAGACCGTTCAGCCAGATGTTGGCCGAGTCGATCACCGTGTCGATCTGCCGTCGGTTCAGCGGGTCGTCCACCTTCTGCCAGAAGGTCAGGATCAGGCTATTGCCGATCCAGATGAACATGCGGCGGATCGCCAGGAAGGCGTCCTTCGGGTCGCTGATTGCCGGATAGGCTGCGGTGCGGTTGCCCCAGGCCTTCCAGCCGCCAATTAAGTTCAGGGCCGTGATGATGCCCTCGCCGTTGAGGAACGCCGCCTGATCCGGGCCCAGGAACACCTCGGAACCGTCCGCCAGCACGGTCGAATCGGCCTGCAGGGACTTGTTCGAGGGCGACACATACGGCACGTCGTCATTGGCGCCGTCGGTCTTGCAGATCAGGCCGGCCAGCTGGGTCGACAGGTGATACTTTTCACCGCCCAGCGACAGCATCGGCCAGCAGATGGCCTGCTGCGGGTCGGTGATGTTGTTGCTGTTCTTCCAGGCCGGCGCGTCGCTGTACTTCTCGACCTCATCGGTCGGAATGTCCGCCAGGGAGATCGCGCGGAAATGGCTGTTGATGTTCGAGGCCTTGGCCTTCATCACCGCAGCCACGGCGCTGCTGCCGGAGAACTTCGGGGCCAGCACCTGGCCGGGCACCTGGCGGAAGCGCGGGAACACTTCGTTCAGCAGCTCCAGGCCGGTCGCCTTGCCGGTGCCGGAGTCGATGCCGCCGATGATGTCCGATTCGGTCACCATGGACGGGTCCAGGTGCGCATAGTCCACCTTGAGCTCGGCGTCGGCCGCAATGGCCCCATCTTCCAGGCGGTTGATGATCGCCAGGCCGGCGGTGTTGTAGGTCACCTCGTAGTCGGTTCCCGCGACGTGGGTGGTCGCCCCGTCGCTGCTTTTCACCACCACGGTGGCCTTGAGCACGCCGGCTTCCGGCAGCGGTGCAGCATCGCCCACCAGCTTGATCTCTTGGCCGGTGACCGCCTTGCGGTGCACCGCAGGATCCAGCACGTTCACCAGCACCACCGGCGCGACCGCGAACAGCGCGAAATGGCTCTTGATGAACTCGGACAGGGTGAACTCGAACAGCCCCTGCGCATTGGCCGGCTGGAAGCCTACGGCCTGGACAGCCTCGGCGTAGTTGTACGCCAGCATCGGCCTGTTGACGGCAGCGGCCGGGTCAGCGGTCAGGTTGACCGGAGCCGTGCCGAACACCACCGGAAGGCCGGCGGCGGCCGTGACCGGCGGAAGGATCGAGGTCGGAACCTCGGAAGCGTGGACGCCGTGACGGTACGCCATTATTCAGTCACCCCATCTTTCTTGAGTTGTCGGGCCTCGGCGTAGCGCAAAGCCTCGACGCTCGAAGCGTCGGCCAGGCGCTTTTGCACCTCGGACAGTTTCGACACGGGCACGATCAGATCGCGCACGCAGCGATGCTTTTCGGCAAGCTCGTGCACATGCGGCAGCAGCTTGCCATCCTTGAAAATCGTGAACTTCGCGAGCTTGCCGCCAGCCAGCGGCGGGCCGACGTAGATCGTCGCCTCGGCCACTCTGGCGGTGGCGGCCGCCGCGGGTTTCTTCTGAGCCATTAGAGTTCCTCCTCCTGGAGAGCTTGCGGGGTTGGGATGATCCAGGCCGTGACCAGGACCAGCTGCCAGAACGGGGCCGGCTGGTCCTCGAACAGCTCCCATTCTATGGGCATTTCAAGCTGATAGCGACGATCCAGAATCGGCGCGCGCAGCAGATCGTTCTTGATCCGCGCCATGGCGCTGAGCAGATACTCATGACCCGTGCCGTCGAAGTCCTCGGAATAGGTCTGGATGATGATCTGCGCGGTGACTCGGGTCTGGTCGCTGGACTCGGTTTTGCCCTTGGCGGGCCGCACGATGATGAACGGCGCCTCGCTTTGACGATCCTGATCCCGGGCGGCGCCACGCGCCGGCGGCAGCCATCCGTTGATGATGCGAAACGTGCGCGGCGCCTCGTGCTTGCGATCCGTCTGCAGGCGGTAGTCCTTGACAATGTGCGCGATGCGCTCGCGCAGCGCGCGGCACAGCTCCACCTCCGTACCAGCGGTCACCGTAACCGGGTTATGCACGGCCTCGGCCCCCCTTCAACAGCTCTCGGTTGATCTCGTGCTCCAGGCGCGACTCCAGCATTTGGCGGGCGCGCACTTCGATCGCCTCGCTCACGGTCTTGCCGCCCAGCAGCTGCGGGATCGCAGGACCCCAAACACCGGTGACCGGGTAGCGCTCGCCCCACTGCTTTGCCTCGCTGGTGCGCCGGAATGCCTTTACCCCTGCCCGCGTTTGGAGCAGAAAGGCGCCCTTGTACGGCACCTTGCCGGCGCGGCGCGCGACGGTCGCGCGCAGGATTGGCCGGCGGGCCGGCTGAGGCTTGCCCGGGGTGACCGAGAAGTCCGCCAGGTTCAGCGCGCCCCCGCGCCAGGTGACCTGGGTGCGCAGGTTCGAGGTGGAGGCCTTGGTCGTCGTGACTTTGGCCGCTACCTTGCGCTGCCGGACCGCGTACTCCTTGCTGATCTCCTTGCCGCCCTGGGTTTTGGCCGCCGCCATCGCCCGGTTCAGGGCGCGCATCGCCACCAGGCGCGCGGCCTTTTCCGTGGGCAGCAGCTTCTGGATGCGCCGCACATCGTGGGCATGAACCATCACAGCCATCGCCGCGCCTCCTTTCTTACGATTCGTTCGCCTGAATGGTGATCTCGAGCACGCCCATATTGAACGCCACATCGGTCACCGTGTACCGCTCGCCGTCCAGCACCAGCTGCTCGCCTCGTACCGGCGACCAGGGCAGCTCCTCGGCGGCGACATAGATCCGCTTTTCGCTGACAAACACGCCCTCGGCGTACTCAGCGGCGGCGCGGGTGCTCCGCTCCTGCATCACGTCACTGTCGACCACCGCGACCACGCGGTGGCCATTGATCTCGTGCTCATCGGCGAACTCCCCCGGGTTGATGAACACCCGGGAGATATCCGCGTGCACGGCCTGCTTGAAGGCGCTGGTCATTCGTCCACCAGCAGGCCATCGGCGCGCAGCTGATCGGCCAGATCCTCGGGCATCGACTGCGCGCCGGCCCGGAGCGTAAGGCGCGAGCCGTTATGCAGCACGGTCGCATTGACCGCCAGCACCACGCTCACCTGGCCACTGGCCGGGCTGGCCGCCTTCGCCACGGCTTCCACAGCGGGAGCCGCCGGCGCGGGAGCAGGGGCCGCTCGCGCGGCGCCCCTGTTTTTCGGCTGACTTGCCATCTTGCTCACTCCTTTCGGCGGTGCCGGACGTTAGTCCAGCACCTTGAGCACGCGGAAGCCGTCGATCTGATGGATGATCGGCAGCGGGCGGCTCTTGATCTGCACGATGCGACCAGCCGGGTTCTTGCGCTGGGTCCAGGAGTCCGGGACGCGGCGACCGGCGTAGATGGCCGGGGCCTGGTTCCCTTCGTCGCCGCGCATCAGCACAACGGCGCCGTAGGCCATGGTGGTGCGCACCAGCGGCGAGCCGATCAGGACAGACTTGGTCGGCACCATCGGCTGCTCGTCGCCGTTGTCGTCCAGATACCACTCGTCATAGCCCCACAGGTCCAGGCCAGCAGCCTTGATTCGGCCGTAGTAGGTCACGCCGTTGGGCAGCAGCTGCGGGTCGATCTCCCCCATATCCACACGGCGCAGGTCAAGCTGCTTCTGCAGCTTCTCGTTGGCCAGCAGGGCGTCGATCGCATCCTGGCCCAGCACCGCATCGATCGCCGTCACGCCGGAATTCTGCATGATGATCCGGCGGCTGCTGCGCAGGTCGGCCAGGATGTCGGCGCCCGATTCATTCCAGCGGACGCCGGCGCCCAGGGCCACATAGGGCTGATCCGCCGGGTTGGCAGGCCAGTATTGCAGCTCCTCGTCGTAGCCCTCGCCCTTCACCTCGATCTTGCCGGTGAACAGCGCCTGGGCACACATGACCTCCTCGCGGCGGGTGATCATGTCGTCCAGCTCGGCCAGGTCCTTGCCCAGCTGGCGAGCGGCGCGGACGTTCGGGTCGATGTTTTCGCCGTAGGCTTCGCCCGCGGCGCGCTTGAGCAGGTCCTCGGCGGTGGTCACCATATCCGGCGACACTTCCGGGGCCTTGTAGCTGTTGACGGTGCGCGCATCCCGCTGCACGGTCTTGCCGCCGATCTTCGGGTGCACGAACGGGGCCAGCTTGCGCTTACCCTTCACAATGTCGATATCGACGGACTCGGTGTCGAAGGGCTCGACGTTGGAGAAATAGCGGTCGCGCAGGAAGGACTGGGCCGGCTTGGCCAGCTCCAGAACCTGCAGCATTTTGCGAGTATCGAAAAGACTCATAGCGTTCAGCTCCTTTCGCGGCGGTTAGGCCACAGTATCCTTGAAGAACAGGCCGCGGGCGCGGGCTGCGTCGATGTGATCGGCCGCGGTGTCGGTGCCGCCGAATACCAGGGCGCGACTGTTGTACTCGCCGGTGAAGTATCCTGGGGCAACCGCGTCGGCGGAAGTGGCGTCGACGGTTTCCGCCAGCACGGCCACGGGGTTCTCGGTGCCGTCGCTCTTGCTGCTGTCGACCGGCTTGTACTTGCCGGTTGCGGTGACGATGCCCAGCACGGTGCCGCGCACGACAACGCCAGAGCCGGAGGCGATCACCACCTCGTCAGCCACAACGGGCTGCACCTGGGTGCCGGCGAAAAGATTATCCGGGGTAAACGTTTCGGTCTGCTGAAGGGCCATTTGGCATCACTCCTCGTTAAATTTTGCGGCGAGTGCGCGCGGTGAAGGCTTGCGCAGCGGCATCGATGACGGCCTGGTCTTTCGCCTTGGCCTGGGCTTCCTTGTCATCCTCGCCGGTGGCGGGCTGCACATCGTTGGGGTCGCTGGCATCGCTCTGGCGATCGGCCAGGAACTTGTCCTTTTGCTGCTTCTCGGCCTTGATCAGGGCGATGGCCACGGACTCGGCAGTGGCGCCGGTCGTGAACTTCGCCTCGGTGATCAGCTTCTCGTGGCCTTTGATGGCCAGTTCTTCGATGGCCTGGATGCGGGCGCGCTCCTGGGCCTGGCCGGCCTGGATGCCTTCCTCGCGCACCGCGCGGTACAGGTCCGGGTGTTCGGCCTTGAGTTGTTCGAGGTTCATCGGTTCTCGCTCCTTTTCCTCGGATTGACCGGCCGGGCCGGCGGGTTGGGTATTCGGCTGCGCCTGATTCAGCCACGATTCGGGCATTTTACCATGGCGCTCGGGATCCAGTTTCAGGCCGTTGACCACCATTTGCGCACGGGACAGGCTGGCGGCAATCCGCACGCTTTCCTCGATCTCGGTGGCAAAGCCCGGATCGACCGCCTCAGCGGCCGTCCGGTACGTCTCACCGTCCCGCAGCTCGAACAGCTGCTCGACGGTACGGCCCGTTTTCTCGTGGTA